ACAAGGAATTAGACCATACCTAAACATCTACACACCTGAGAACGTACTAGACTGGAAGTACACAAGATCACCACAAGGATATTACTATTTAGAATATTTAAAGATTAGAGAATCAATAGAAGATGATAAAGAAGTTTATAAGATTTGGTATGAAGATAGAATTGATACAGTATTCTTACCAACTGCAAATAGAGACGAACCAAAACTAATAGAGTCAGTTCCTAATCCTATTGGCAAAATTCCTGCTGTTATTTTATATAATCAAAGATCACCTATGAGAGGTTTAGGAGTTTCTGATTTAACTGACATAGCTGATTTACAAAAATCTATTTACAATGAACTATCTGAGATTGAACAAATTATTAGAATATCAAATCACCCAAGCTTAGTTAAAACTAGAGATACCGAAGCTGTTGGTGGTGCAGGTTCTATTATAGAAATTCCTGATAACATTGATGCTAATTTAAAACCTTATATCTTACAACCAAGTGGAAGTAATTTAGATGGAGTAATTAAATCAATCATGCACAAAGTAGAAGCAATCAATAGATTATCTCATGTAGGTTCTATTAGAGCAACTGGAGAGAGAATACAATCTGGTATCGCATTAAGAACTGAGTTTCAATTATTAAATGCTAGACTTGCACAAAAATCTAAACTGATGGAATTAGCTGAAGAACAAATTTGGAGACTATTTGCATTATGGCAAGAGACAGTATTTGATGGAGAGATTATGTACCCAACTACATTTGACATTAGAGACTGGGCAACTGATTTAGAATTATTACAACAAGCAAAAGCTTCTAACATTAAATCAACTACATTCACTAAAGAACTAGATAAACAAATAGCTAGAACTGTAATTGATAATGATGAAACACTTGCAGTAATAGATCAAGAGATTGATACTAATACTCAGGCACTTGGAGAGTTTCAACCACAACCAATAACATTACCTACAATTTAATGTGGCACAAGATTTATTACAGCAACTTCAAAGCATAAGAGAAAAAGCAGTAAATAATTTAGAAGCACAACATCAAAGATTATTAAACGATACTTTAAGAACCTTAGAGCAAAGAGTAGTAGCAACAATATCAGAACTTCCTATTCAAGATGGTGCTTTATTCAATACAAGATTAGCCATTGAGATAAGACCAAAACTACAACAAGCAATAGAAGAACTTTATTTAACAAGAGTACAAACATTCATAAATGATTACGATAAGATTGCAGGAACTATTGTAGCAACTTATGGAAAGCTTCCTATACCAAATGAGTTTAAACAAATTACTGAAGCTGATTTAGTAACTATCCAACAGCTAAAGAAGATTGCATTTACACAATTCCAAAATCTAGCAACTGAATTCACTAACACATTAGCACAAGAAATTTATCAATCTACATTAGTGGGCAAACCATTTCAGGAAGTAGTACAAACAGTTAGAGATAAGATTAATGGAATATACCAACAATCTGATGACAGAAAAAGACAAGAACTTGTGGACTTCGTACAGAAACAAAGAATCGCTGGTAAGACAAATACAGAAGATTTTAAAACAGCAGTAGATGAACTTAAACAAACTTATGGTTCTACTGTTACTGGTGCAAACTTAGCAGTCTATTCAAGTCAAATAGTTCAAGATGCTTTAATGGGTTTTGATGGACAGTTTGCAAAGTTTAGAGCAGATGAAGTAGGATTAACAAGTTATATTTATTATGGAACTATCATTAGAGATAGTAGAGATTTCTGCGTTGAACACTTAAACAAAATATTTACCGAAGATGAAGCTAGAGAGTTATGGCAACAAGATTGGCAAGGTAAATCTGGTAGCGACCCATTCTTAGATAGAGGTGGATATAATTGTAGGCATCATTGGCAACCAGTAAATCCTGACTGGGGTACTGTTAAAGATGATGGTACTTTTGAATACACAATAGATTAGAACATTTTAGCAACATACTGTTGCATTTTTACAATTTCCTTGATAATTGACAATAATAAACATATAGAAGGAGAACAAACAATGAACGACCAAGTAAAACAAGAGTCGGTTGAGAATACAGCATCTCAGGAAAAAGCTGGAGTAGAAGTTTCTAACAATCAAGAAACCGAGAACAAACTCTTTACTGCCGATCAGTTAGAGCAAATAGTTCAAAGAAGATTAGACAGATATAAAAAATCTGTATCTAATAAACTTGATGGAATAGATATTGAAGAAGCTAAAAAGTTACTTCAAGAAAAAAAAGATAAGGAACTTGAAATCGCTAAACAACGTGGCGAGTTTGATAAAGTTCTGAAGGAAACAGTATCAAAAAAGGATTCAAAAATTCAATCGTTGGAGACTGAATTAAAAAGGATTCGTATAGACGAAACTTTAGTCAATGTAGCTAGTGGAATGAAAGCTGTTAAACCAGCAGAAGTTAAACAACTACTAAGATCAAATGTTAGACTTAACGAACAAGGTTCTGTTGAAGTTATCAACGAAGATGGAACTCCTAGATATTCAGATAAAGGTGAACCAATGTCAGTTAATGAATTGGTAGCCGAATATTTAAAAAACAACCCACATCATGTTTCCTCTACACCAAGTGGTGCAGGAAGCAGAAGTCAAGTTGGTGGTGCTACTCCAAAGCAAGTAAATATTGGTGATCTTGATTTAAGTAATCCTAATGACAGAAAATTATATGCTGACATAAGGAAACAACGAGAACAAGGTGTTTTTAAAATGAAAATAACTAACAACAACAAACTATAAAAAACTATGGCAAACGAAACAACGAGTTCAACACTATCGGAACTCTTTACGAATATAACTCAAGAAGCTATATTCACATTCCAAGAAACTTCAGTTATGAGACCACTTGTAACTACTTACCCAATAAGTGGTTCAGGTAAAACTATTGAAGTTCCTGTGTACCCAACAATTAGTGCTTCAGCAGTAAACGAAGCATCTGATTTATCAAACACAGCAGTAAACCCAACTTCAGCAACTATCACAGCTTCTGAAATTGGTGTTATGACAACTTTAACTGACTTAGCTAGAGATTCAGCTAGTCGTAATGTTGGTGCTGACATTGGTAAATTATTCGGTGAAGCAATCGCTAAAAAAGTTGATACTGATTTAGCAGGACTACTTGATGACTTTGCATCTGCAAACGATCAAGGTGGTGCTGGAACAGAATTAACAGCTGACTTGCTTTTCAAAGCACAAGCTATTTTAAGAACTGCAAATGTACCTGCACCTTATTATGCTGTGTTTCACCCTAAAGCTACTTTCAATTTAAAGAAAACTTTAACACAACCAGCTTATGCTAATGCTACTGGTGGTGCGATTTCTGATCTTGGAAATGAAGCTTTAAGAAATGGATATATTGGCAAAATTGCTGGTATTGATATTTTTGAAAACGCAAACATTTCAATTGATGCTTATGACGATTCATTCGGTGGAGTATTTCACCCACAATCAATCGGTTTAGCATTGAAAGAGGACTTTAAAGTTGAGACGCAACGTGACGCAAGTTTACGTGCTACAGAAATTGTGGCTTCAATTACTGTTGGTTCAGGTATTTTAAAAGATACTTATGGAGTAACAGTTAAAGTTGATACTGCTCTTTAATTAAACTTCGGTGGGGTGTAAAAGCCCCACCAACTAAATATTATTATGGCAAATTTTTCTAGTGATTCAGATTTAACATTTTACCAACCAGATATTTTAACTTTTGGAATAGCTAACTTTACTTCTCCAAATGATTACCACGCACAAGCACGAGCAGATATAGAACGAGATTTAAGAATAAGATGGTTTCCAATTTACTCAAAAGAAACTTATAGAGATATAGCTATCTTAAACACAACTGAAATGGACGCAACACTATTAACTGATGCACAATTTAAAAGAGCAAGTGTATTTAGAGTAATAGGTTTTTATTGCTGTCCACAATTAACTAAATTCAATTCAAATGATAACCCTGACAGATTCCAAGTTATGATGAAACATTATCAACAAATGTATGCTGATGAGATGGAATCTATTTTAAGAGATGGTGTAGAATATGATGCTGATGATTCTAATACAATTCAAGATGCAGAAAAAGCACCTTATCATAGACTTAAACTAATTAGATGAAGATTACTGTTGAGGACAATTCATTACAAGTTGCTAAGAACTTTGAAAAACAAGTAAGAGAACAACCACAAATAGTTAAGACTGCATTAGGAAGAACTGCTGAGTTCTTAATGGGTTTAATTAAACAAAGAACTCAAAAAGGTATGAGTGCAGATGGAACTTCATTCCCACCATACACAGAAGCTTATAAAACATTTAGACAAAATGCTGGACGACAAACACAATATCCTGATCTAAACTTCTCAGGTCAAATGTTATCTAACATTACACAAAGATCAAATCCAAGTTATGCAATAATTTACTTTGCTAATAAATTCCAAAATACTAAAGCACTAGGTAATCAGAAGAAAAGAAAATTCTTTGCTATTGGTGCAAGAGAAATACAACCAGTAATGAATGTATTTATGAAAGAATATAATAAACTAAGTACAATTAAATGAGCAAACGAGAAGATATAGCATCTAATATAGTTACAGCAATTTCAACTGGAACATCTCCAATTACTTTAAAGAAAGTTACTAGAGAACCTTTTAATGTTGATGAGTTATCTGAACAACAATATCCAGCTTGTTTCGTGCAATCAGGAAATGAATTTAGATCAGATGAAACAATGACATCAAGTACAATCACAAGACAAGCAACAGCAGATTATGTAATCGTTGGTTATGTTAAAGGAACTCCAACAAATATTGACACAAAAAGAAACGAGTTAATAACTACGATTGAAACAAGACTAAATTCTGATAGAACACGAGGTGGGTATGCAAAACAAACTCAGGTAGTAGAAGTATCTACTGATGAAGGAGTTTTATTCCCAATAGGTGGTATCAGAATGGTGGTGCGAGTTATGTATCAATACACTTCTGGCACACCTTAACATAAACAAACAAGGAGAACAAAATGGCAACTCATACTGGTTCAGAAGGAACTATTAAAGTTGGAACAACAGTAGTAGGAGAACTTAGAAGTTACTCTTTAGAGCAAACTGCTGACACTATTGAAGATACTTCAATGGGTGATACAACAAGAACATACAAATCTGCTCTTAAAGGTTGGTCAGGTTCAGCTTCATTATTTTTTGATGAAACTGATGCAGGACAAACTGCTTTAGCTTTAGGAACTGAAATTGCTTTGAAAGTGTACCCAGAAGGTGCAAGTTCAGGCGACAAATATTACTATGGTCAAGCAATCATAACTGGTAGTAATGTATCAGCATCTTTTGATGGAATGGTAGAAGCTGAAGTAACATTTACTGGTACTGGTGCATTAACATTAGGAACTGCGTAATTAATTATTAATTAGAAAAGGAAGATATGACTACGATAATAGATAGAGTGAAGGCACAATTTGAATCTTTAGGAATAAAGAAGATTGAGGTTGCTGAGTGGGGCGAGGAAGGCAAACCTTTAATAATATACTGCTCACCATTTACATTAGGTGAAAAAAGAAACCTATTCAAAGGTGCAAGAAATGATGATCTAGGAGTATTAGTAGATGCAATCGTTTTAAAAGCTAAAAATGCTGATGGAGAAAAAATATTCAAGCTAGATGACAAACAAGTATTATTGAATAATGCTGATGCAAATGTTATAGCTAGAGTAGCAACAGAAATGTTGAATGGTGTTTCTTACGAGGAAGCTGAAAAAAAGTAAGAACTGATACTGAACTGTTTTCCATTTTAAGTTTGTGTCAGGAATTAAATAAATCAATGGAAGAAGTTTTGTGTTTTACACAAGACGAATTTTACTATTGGATAGCTTACTTTAAAGTGAAGGCAGAACGAGAGAAACTACATTATGGCAGATCAGCAACTAAATATAAAACTTAATGTCATAGACAATGCTACAAAAGCATTTACAGAAGTTAAGAACTCAATATTTAATGTTAGAAATGCTTTAATAGGATTAGGTGCTGGTGTAGCTGTCAATTCATTAATTAATGTAGGTAAAAAAGCTGAAGAAGCTAAATTAAGATTAAGCAATTTAACTGGAAGTACAGCAGAAGGTGCAAGAGCATTTGACCAATTTACTCAATTTGCTATTAGTGCCAAAATACCTTTAGATGATGTTATTTCTGCTTCTAAAAAACTTATTGCCTTAGGTTCTTCTCCTGAAAAATTAGCTAAAAATTTAGAACAAGTAAGTAATATATCTGCAACATTAGGATTAGATTTTGAAACTTCAGTTGAACAATTTGGTAAAGCAACAACAAAAGGATTAACCAATGCAAGAATATTTACAGAATCTAATTTAAAACAAATTCTAAACATACCAAGAGGATTAGAATTATCAGCACAAGAAACAGCAAGAATATTTGAAAAAGAATTTGGTGCTGGTGGAAGATTTGGTAAAGCAGGTAGCGATTTAAGAAACAGTTTATCTGGTAATTTAATAGCTTTACAAAATGTATTTTTTAAATTTGCAAGTGATGTAGGAACTAAATTTTTTGATGTATTAAAAAATCAAATTGGAGATTTAGGAACTTTTTTTAAACAAAATAATCAATCATTAAAATCATTTGCAGAATCAGTAGGAAGTGGATTGGCAACATTAGTAATAGGAACAGCTAATGCTATAAAATTTTTAAAAGATAATATTGAATTATTAATTGGTGTTTTAATTGGAACAGCAATTATTAAAGCAATAGATACAGTTAGACAATTATCATTGGCATTACTTGGTATAGCAACAATATTTAAAACAAATCCAGTATATTATACTATTGCTCTTACCATAACTGGAATAGCTACTGCATTTGCTTTACTATCAACAAACGCAAGTGAAGCAGAAAAAGTATTAAGAGAAATTGAAAAGACTGCTGTTAAAAATAAAAAAGTATTTGATTCTGTTACTTATGGTAATGAAGTATCAGAAGGTTTAGATAATGCAAATCAAGGTTTATCAGAACAAGCAATTAGATTAAAAGAAATTAAAGCACTAGAAGAAGGATTAAGAATAACAAGATCAAAACCATTTGAAGCAGAAGATTATGCACCAGATAGATTAGCTTCTGATTTTACTGCATTAGATGAAATTCTTATAAAAATTGGAGACAGAAATAGTTTAATATTAGATCAATTATTAAATGTTGGTGCAACAGTATCTGAAACTTTAAATAAAGGAATAAGTGATTTTGCACAAGGTATTGCTGAATCAATAGTTCTTGGTAAATCTTTAGGAGATACATTTAAAAACATTGGTCAAAATTTATTAGTAGCTATCCTTAAAAATTCTATTGAAATTATTGCAAGAAAAACTCTTGAATTAGCTATTGAGAAAATGATTACAAAAGAAAAAGTTGCACAAGCTAGTATAACAAGTACTGGTGGTGGTGGTTTTGGTGGTGGTTTATTTGGAACAATAGCAAGAATTGGTTTTAACGCATTTGCAGGTGGTGGAAGTGTACCATTTGATGCACCTAATTTTTACAATCCAGTAATGGAAGCAGAAGGTGGTGCAGTTAGAGGTGGTATGCCAATTACTGTCGGAGAACGTGGTAGAGAATTATTTGTACCTAACACAAGTGGAACTATTGTGCCTAACCATGATCTAGCAGGAAGTGGAATGAATATAACATTTAATATTCAAGCAAATGATGTTAGAGGTATTAAAGAATTATTAATTGATAATAGAGCAACCATAATTAACTTAGTTAATCAGGGTGCTAATCAAAAAGGAAAATCTAACGTAGTATGAGTGGCATATTCCCTTCAAGTCCAGCACCAAGAGATGTAGCAATTAGTTCTAACCAGAACACTATTGTAACTACAACTGCATCTGGGAGACGACAAGCAAGACAAATTGATGGACAGAAATTCAGATTAAGACTTAGATTCCCAGTTATGACTAGAAGTGAGTTTGCACCTATACTTGCTTTTATAATGAAACAAAGATCACAAATGGAATCATTCCAATATACTCCACCAACTATTGATGATTCATTAGGTTCAGCTAATACAGTTATATCTGTAAATGGTGCTATTAGTGCTGGTGCTACTTCATGCTCAATAGATGGTATGGGAAACAATTTAACTGGTGTACTTAAAGCTGGAGACTTCTTTAGATTTACTGGACAATCAAAAGTTTATATGTGTGTAGCTGATGTATCTTCTAATGGTTCTGGTGCAGGAACACTAACATTTGAACCACCATTAAGATCAAACGTAGCTGACAATGCAATATTAATTTATTCTAATGTAGATTTTACAGTTGGACTAACTGGAGATATTCAAGAATTTACTATCGGTACAGAAAACTATTTTCAATACGAAATTGATCTTATAGAGGTATTGTAATGACAAGATCATTAAGTGCTGGAGTATTATCCGAGATAGCAACTAATAAACTTAATCCAGTTGAACTTGTTTATTTAGGAATATCTACTGGAACATATTACACAGATCATTATAAAAATTTAACCTTTGATGGAAATACTTATACAGCTTCATCATTATTCTTAGGAAGTTCAGAAGTACAAGAAACTGCTGATGTTGCAGTTAATACATTAACACTTAAATTCTCAGGTGCAGATACAACTATTATATCTTTATTACTTAACAATAACTACATGAACAAACCTGCAAAAGTTTATAGAGGTTTTTTAGATGATAGTCAGGCATTAATAGCTGACCCATTTTTATTATTTGATGGAAGAATATCTAGTTTTACTTTAGAAGAAAATGCAACAACATCATCTGTTAATATTATTGTAACTTCTCATTGGGCAGATTTTGAAAAGACTTCAGGAAGAAGAACTGCTGAGAACTCACAAAAACTTTATTTTCCTAATGACAAAGGAATGGAATTTGCAAGTAAGACTGCACAAAAGATTAAGTGGGGTTCAGCATAATGAATGATTTATATAGAATAGTACATCTGTATAGACAATTTCCTAAATATGACAAATTCACTTACGAACAATTAGTTACTATGATTACTCCTTCAATTAACTTAGACCAATATCAAATTCACAGAATTGGAAATGAAGATGTTGGATTTACTAACTGGGCTTATTTAAGCGATACAGTTGAGGAAAGATTTAAACTAACTTTAAAATTAAAACCTACTGAATGGAATTGTGGAGATAATATTTGGGTAATGCAAATTGTAGCTAAAAGCCATGTTAAAGAAATTATGAAATGGGTAAAAGATTATTTTAGAGAACGAATTGAAGTTAATGAATCTGTTAAATGGTTAAGAGCAGATAATAACTTTCACATTTATAGAAGATCAGAAAAATTTAAACGACCATTCCATATACATCAATGAAAAAATTAAAAATACTTGCAAGTACAGTTTTTGTTTTATCTGTAATTTTTAACTTTGTAGATTTAATTTTAAACAACAATATTAACACAACAAATATACAAATTTATAAAGCCGAAGGTGCTATATTAACAGCAATTATAACAACAATAATAACTACTGCGATAAGTTATATTATTGCACCAAAACCTAAAGCACCAAGATTTAGTTCACAAGACGAAGCTAAAGGAACACTAGTAAATAAAGATTCTAACAACAATCCTATTCCAGTTGTCTATGGTAAAAGACAAGTTGGTTTAACAAGAGTATTTGTAGAATCTTCAGGAACAGATAATCAATATCTTTATGTAGCTGGAGTATTGTGTGAAGGTGGTGGGGCAGGAATTACAGCAATAGATGAAGTGTATGTAGATGATAAACTAGTAACATTTGATGGTGCATTAACCAATGGAACATTAAGAGGTGTATCTAGTGCAGATACTAACTTCTATAAAGGTGGAGAATCTTTAATATCTATTCAAGGATTTTTTGGATTAGATAATCAATCAGCTTCTTCTTTGCTTGACGAAACAACTAACTGGACTTCAGATCATAAATTATCTGGTCTTGCTTATGTTGCTTTAAGGTTTAAATGGAATCAAGATGCTTTTAATGGCTTACCAGAAGTTAGAGTAACTGTAAGAGGTAAGAAAATTTATGACCCTAGATTAGATTCTACTAAAGGTGGTTCTGGTTCACATAGACAAGATGACCCTACAACTTGGGATTATTCTGCTAACTCATCTTTAGTTCTTTTAGATTATTTAAGAAATAGCAGATATGGAAAAGGATTACCTAATGATGCCTTTGAAACTAATTATGATTCATTTAAAACTTCTGCAAATACCTGCGATACACAAGTAACTCCTTATACTGGTGCAGTAAGCAATATAAACCTATTTGAAACAAATGCAGTTATAGATAGTGAGAAAAAAGTATTAGAGAATGTAAGAGAACTCTTAGTACCTATGAGAGCAATCTTTAATTACACACAAGGTAAATACAAAGTTATTATTGAAGGTACTGGTTCATCACAATTACTATTAACAAAAGATAATGTTGTAAGCGAAGTTAAATTACAAGGTGAAAGCAAATCAGAAAAGTATAACCGAGTTATTGGTACTTTCACAAACCCAGAAAAAGATTACCAATCAGATACAGTTTCATATCCACCATTTGATGATTCAGCTTTAGCAGTAGATGATCGCCACGCGACTATGTTAAGTGAAGATAACAATACTTTATTAGAAAGAAGTTTTGATATGTTGCAAGTAACTTCTCCATATCAAGCAGAAGAAATTTGCGAGAATATATTAAAGAGATCAAGAAACAATTTAAAAGCAGAAGTAACTGTAACTTCAGAAGCACTTAATTTATCTATTGGAGATATTGTAACAGCTACATACGATACAGCAGGATTTAGTGCTAAACCATTTAGAGTAATGTCTTTAGCTATTAATTCAGATTCAACAGTAACTCTTGGCTTAGAAGAACATCAAGATAACTTCTATACTTGGGAATCAAAATCACTAGCACCTACAATAGCTGATACTGTATTGCCAAATCCTTTTTCTGTATCTGCACCAGCTTCAGTTACTTTAGATGACCAATTAATAGAATACTCAGATGGAGTTGTTATTACAGCTTTAGATGTGACTATTGGTGCTTCTCCTGATAGCTTTGTTGATTACTACCAAGTTGAATATAAACGAAGTGATGAAACTGATTATTTAATCTCAGGTCAAGTTAAAGGATTATTTCATAGAATTTTGAATGTGATTG